CTGATCTGAGCCTCACAACCCCCAATGGAGGTCGGGGCAGCTCAGAACGGCCCACTCATATATCCTTTCCTTCTCTGCTCATAAATAATATGAGCTCCACCCGGGATACCGGGAAAACTAATAAGGGACTTGATTAATACCAAGGACCCAAATTAGCCCACCGTCGGATAAGGAGTCTCTTACGAGACAACTTAACTCGACCTCTGAGATATGTCTCGTTTCCGAGATATATTTCAACACTGCGTCCCTTTAACCTTGCTAAAAGCAAAGCGTGGTCGTAGGAGTTGTACCCAATGGGTACAGATGTTAGAGCCTTACAGAAGTATCCTTCGATACCATGTCTGGCCCGAGATGGCGTAGCCTCATCAAAATTACAGATGAGGCCCACGTCACCATATCCTTCTGAAATCATACAAGGTCGTTTGACCAATGATCTCAGGAACCGCCAACAACTATAAAACTTTTTATCACAATAGCCCAGTTTCGGGTCTCGTGATAATCGTCTTATAGAGTTAGCGGCCAGATATACATCAAGCTCCGATTCGACTACCTTCCGCAGAAAGTAAGGTTTGCAGTCTATACCTGCGAAAAAATGAGAACCGCATGATTCACGAAAATGCCCAGAAGAGTAACTCTTCTTAACATTAACAGTGAAACCATACAGCTCGCACATTTCGCGATATAGGTCGAAGGCCTTTACGGGTAATATAACATCATCACCGTAAACACTCACATTTTTCGTCTCTAATTTGAGGTAGTTGCACACACTCAAAGCGAGGGCGTAAAAGATGAGAGTCTCGAGTTCAAACGTGAAACCATTCCCCATACTGGAGAATTTCTCATATTCGATTCGAGACCCTTCGACGAGGCCGACCTTAGACCGGGACAGATCCATAAGCGTAAACCATTTAAGAGGCAGTAAAGCTTCTACAGTGGCAACGCTAATGGAATCACTAGCAAGGGAGAAATCAACAGTAGCTAACTCACCGGTTTTGCTACCGGAAAGCGCTAATTGCTGGTTCCTCTCTTGTGAGTCCAGGTTAAGTCCAAACCTTTGAAGTCGTCGACGGATCATTGTACCAATCGCTTTTTGATACCAGAGGTTTATCCCTGGCTCAATAGCAATAGTACGATCAGTCTTCGAATTCTTAGGCACGGTCACGATTTTATTCCCAACTTCAAGTCTGAATTTGACTTTCCAGTTAGGGTAGGCGAGTTCGTGTAGTTCGCCTATAAAATCGTAAAGGTCACGAGTTATTCCACCTTCATGGCGGAACTTATTGGTCGAGCTGGTGTCCCTCTTAACAAGTCTGTTAAGAGTTACTCCAGGGCCCCAATTGGCACAGTCACATACTTCGTTACCGTCAAAATCAGAGAGAATGGATCCGATTTTAAGAAAGGTTGCACGATGCAACCATTCAAAGCGCCCATGTTTTAAATAGGTGCTTCGGAAACCATCCTCGTTGATAGCGACGCAGGTCTGCTCGGCTTTAAGAAAAGCCTCAAGAGCGACAGCTTTCTTGTCTATTTTAGTTGACAAGAAGTCAGCCTTCGAGAGGAATTTCGTAGCCAAATAGTCCAGTCTGAAACTCTGCGGATCCAAATATAAATCTGGATCAACCTCCAATGACAGAATGGCATCATGTTCGCAGTATTTGAACATTAGCCAAACTGTTAGAGAACGAGGAGTATTCAGCGATTCGAGGTAAGACTGTATCAACCGAAAGGTTGCTTTGTTACACGTCATCGGGTAACTCCTATTTAATCTAGAGATTAAATACCCAGTTAGCTTAAGAAATAAGGCTAACGAGGGCCTTGATCATTACGTCATGGATAGTCTCTCCCGGTAAGCACCGCAGAGATAAGAAAGCCCAAAAAGAAGGGATACTTATCAATGTTGTGATTAAACCGATGAGGGCCAAACAAAGCGTAACGAATCTACTGTTCCTTCTCTCCGTTAGGAGAAAAGTACGACGATAAGGCTTCACAGCCCTATCGTTAGTAGATGCTTTCAAGGTCTTCGACGGCTGACTCGACAGCGGGATCCGCCAAAAACTCGGATAACGCGACGAGGCAGGCGGTGCGGTCAGATTCGGCTGCCGTCTTCGGCAGGACAAATTCGACCGTCCCGATGCAGTCACCGACCTTTAGGCCAGTGACGCCGTCGATTACAGGAACTACCGCTTTGGCAGTAACTCTTGCAACTGAGCCACCGACTTTGGGGAGTTTCACGCTCAACGACAGAGCACGGCGGGTATCAAACCCGCCGGACCCTGCTTGGAAGAGCTTTGCTACTCCTTGAGAGTCGATCGAACTCGGAACATAAGTGCCGGCAGTTCCGAGGACTATTGGCGCGAAAGCGCTCATGGTTTTTACTCCAATAAGAGCTTAACGGCTATTCGGAGGAATAGATATCTCTATCTATTTACCTTTGAATAGTTGCGTTAATAGAGCAACAGCGTTGGCCAAATGCCCAAAGCTAAAGGGATTCTTAAATCTGGGAAACGGGAGTGAAGGTAAAGAGGGAAGTGTTTGCCTCCGAACCTTCAACATCTCGAATTCCCAGACAAAAGCTATATCCCCTGCATTGTGCCAGAGGTCAGCGAGTGGCTCTTCCGACGCGGGCAAGTTATAGTCACAAGAGACCTTATGTCTTACGACACAGGTCCGAGTGATTTCCTTGACCGTATAGCCGTCGCATGCTGATAATGAACCCAAAAAGTTACCGATCGGTAAAAACCAATCGAGAACAAATGAGAACGGTATCAGCTCCCATGCGACATTTGCCGGGCTAGTGAAACCCAGCCTGGAGAGGTTAGAGATAGTCTCAGTGCCGTTAATGGCGTAAGTAACAGAGTACTTTACGTCAATAACCGTCGTCTTTGTCAGGATCACAACAGGCTGAGAGGTATCAACCCTCAAAAGCGTGTCAGGATCCCGATTAAAAACTTCGGTAGTAACGATTCTGCGACGTCTCTTGGCTTTCACTGGAATTGGCGGAAGTTCTAGAAGCCGCTCAGCTACAAACTCAGCGGCCCCTTTAATATCCGACATTAGCGGTGAAATACCATAGCGATAAGCTAGAAATGCATCAGCGACTTGACCCCGATTACTCGGAAACAAGTTTTTGATAGCATTAAGAAAGCTTCCTTTCTTTAAATCAAAGAAAGCTTTCCCTAATTGCACAGCCAATTTGGAAATTAATCCAACAGTCTGTGAAATCTCGGCTAGATCAGTCGCTAAGTCCAATTTGGCATTCTTTACTCTGGAATATAGTTTACCGAGGCATTTTTCATCCTCGTTCGCTATAGCATCAGTAAAGGTGTCAAAAAGGTCCTCCACTCCAGACGAATGAGTCCCAATCCAACCTGAAGGTTTGCCTGTTCCGGGATACTCTAAACCCCAAGGAAGAGTCAAGGAAAACTCGTTATTTACGTGACCCGACGGGACGATAAATAAATCGTCCGTAGTTGGGGCGCAAAAAGCGAGAGCCGAGCCTCTAACATTAAGGGTAAAGAATCGCTTAAAGTCGGGGAATAGGAGGTATTTATCTTCCTCCAATTCATCGTCGCTTTTAGCGTTCCGAAGCAGTGAGAACTGGTTATCACTCCAGTTATCATCAAACCAAAGTTGGGTTTGAAACTCACCGTTTTTAAGAAGCGTTACAGACTCAAACGAGAGATCATTTGAAAGTCGATCTCTGTGCCTCTTGAGGATCTTCTTTAGGTCCCGCTTCTCAGGGACCAAACGTTGAACCGCAAGGAGAACAGGTTTCCACCTCCATTTGAATTTCTTGTAATCGTAGTAACGCTCAGCTTTGCAAACATCAGGGATGAAAAAGGTTTTCACCTTATAAGTCCTAGATGTTCGCTTTAGCTGCTCTAACAAACCCTTATTTCTGTCCGTTGTATTACGAAACACCAAACTATTAAAACGATCAAGGTCGAGGAAATCTACAAAATGGTAGACACCACCGACAAAATCGCCATTATAGTAGTGGCATATCTTTTCGTCTCCTGTAGTCGCCGTAGTTCCATCAAACCACACAAAAATACCCTCAGAGTGCTGCCCGACATTCCATCCGTCGAGAGCTTCAATGGGGGTGTTAAAGGGTGGAGATTGCTGGACTTCGAGCGACATAATACAGGAAACGTCGAGTATGCTACTGGTGTTAACGTTAGGCATAGGACGTCCATAAGGTAAGAGGGAACTACCCTCCTAAGAGCTATGGAGTAATAAATCAATCCATAACTCAGCGGCCGGAAGGCCGTGTTAAGTCCTATCAAATGATAGAACTTTTAGAACAACTGCTTCCATCTAGGATCGAAGATCTTTATCACCGCCTCAGAATCGCTATAACTTGCGTTAGAGCTCTTCTGCTACCCCTCTTTCAGGGTAGACGGGTTAGGGTATCGAAAATC